ACATCCTCTCGGCGCATCCCGAATGGACGGACCCGGCGAGACTGCCCACATCCTCCAGGGAGAGCGAGGCAAAGGGCATCAGCGACAAGAAACAGGCGGACCCTTTGGAAAAGGACGGCATCGTCGGTATGTTCAATAACGCCTACTTCCCTGTGAACCTTGCTATTGATGAATTCCTCGGTGACGTCTACGAGCTTTCGGCGGACGGTACCCGTTACCGCTTTAAGGAGTCGAGCAGCCAGCCGGGTGTCGAGGTCAAGGAGAGCGGCAAGTTCGTGTACAGCCACCACGCCAAGGACCCGGCATATCTGAAGCTGTGCAGCGCATTCGATATCGTCCGAATCCACCTGTTCGGTGATGAGGACGAGAAGAAGTCGTTCCGTGCGATGGCGGACTTTGCCAGCAAGGATGAAAAGGTCAAGATGCTGATCCTTGAGAAAAAGCAGCAGGAGGCGGAGACGGACTTCGACATCACGGACGAGGACGATTCCTGGAAGAAAAAGCTGGAGTATGAGCCTCGTTCCACCATGCTGAAAAATTCCCTGCACAACATTACCCTGATCATGGAGAACGATCCCAACCTCAAGGGCATCGTATTTAATCAGCTGGCTGACGGTATGGAGATCAAGGGCGAGGTGCCATGGAAGCATCCGGCAAGGTTCTGGCGCGATGCGGATGACGCCCAGCTTATCAGCTTTGTGGATTCCCATTATGGCTCTTTCTCGGAACGCAACTACCGTATCGCTGTCACCAAGGTGACGGACGACCGTTCTTATCATCCTATCCGGGAAATGTTCGAGTCACTTCCACCCTGGGACAAGGTCAAGCGGGCGGAGACCGTACTGATCGACTACCTCGGCGCGGAAGACAACCGCTATGTCAGGGCGGTCACGAGGAAGTCGCTGTGCGCGGCATACATGAGGGTGCATAATCCCGGCATCAAGTTCGACACCATGATCGTTCTGAACGGCGCACAGGGCATCGGCAAAAGCACCCTGATCGCCTGCCTCGGCGGGGAATGGTTCTCGGACAGCCTTGCGCTTTCGGACATGAACGACAAGACGGCAGCTGAGAAACTGCAGGGGTATTGGATTCTGGAGATCGGTGAACTTGCTGGCATGAAGAAAGCGGATATCGACAAGGTCAAAGCTTTCATATCCCGTCAGGATGACAAGTACCGCGCCAGTTTCGGACGGAGGGTGACTCCGCATCCGAGGCAGTGCGTGTTCTTTGGCACGACCAACAGCGAGAACGGGTATCTCCGCGACATCACCGGCAACCGCAGATTCTGGAACGTCAAGGTCACGGGTCAGGGAAAATACAAGCCCTGGGACATGACCAACGAGGTGGTTCAGCAAATATGGGCGGAGGTCGCCGAGATTGCCAAAGCGGGAGAAAGGCTGTATCTCGACGCTGACCTTGAGGCTTTTGCCAAGCAGGAGCAGCGCGAGGCGATGGAGCAGGATGACCGTGAGGGCATCGTGCGGAACTACCTGGATATGCTTCTTCCCGACAATTGGGACAGCATGGACTATTACAGGCGCAGGGAGTATATCCGCGACATCGACGATCCGACAAGGACGGAGGGCACTGTGAAGCGTCAGACCGTGAGCAACATTGAGATCTGGTGCGAATGCTTCGGCAAAAGCAAAGAGGAGATGCGTCCCTCCGACTCTTATGCCATATCCGCCATCATGGTGCGGATTGAGGGCTGGGAGAAGTGCGGAGCGCGGCAGATGCTCCCCATCTATGGGCGACAGCGTGTATATACGAGGACAACCTAATCCGTCCATTACCTGTCCGGGCGTTGTCCACGGTCAGAAAATGCAGTCACCACAAGGGTTTTCTGCAAGTCCGTGGACAACTGGACAGAAAAATCTATAAAAGACAAAAACATTTAATTTCATATTACAAATCCCGTCCTGCACACAGGCGAATGCGCACGTTTCGCGCGTAAAGGATTTTTTCGTCCACTTGTCCGCAAAAGCAGCGAAAACGCAGTCACAGCAAGGGTTTTTACTGTGGACAGGCTCTGCGGACAAGTGCTGGACGGGACAACTTCTGAAAGGAGAAATCAGAAATGATCAAAAACGGAAGACCTTATACGAATGAGAACGGATTTGTCGATGAGGCGCTTATCACGGAACACAGTGATGAGGAGATAGCGGCTGTTGACGGATGGATCAGAAAGAATGTCCGTACAGGCAAGAAGATACTCCACGGACACACGAGTTACGGGATGAAGCACATGCTGGAACACGACACCGGCATTTACCTTACGAACAATGAGTTCAAGGACGCTATGCTGCTTGCCGGATACCAGCCCGTGAATCCGAAGGACCTGAACTGGAAGTACCGCATTGAACTGACACGGGAGATCAATGACAATCCCAGCCCGTTCTTCCATTGGGTGAGGAAATACGAGATGGACGCCACGCCCTGCGGAGACTTCGTCAGGGATATGCTTCACGACTTCGAGTTCCCGATCCTGGCGGAACACGACATCATAGCACGGTACCTTGGGCGCATCGGCGCTTGCAGCGGAGCGGTGGAGGCATTCGAGGAGTTATGGAGGGATTATGCGGGAGAGACAGATTGAACAGAAACTTGTAAAAGCCGTAAAAGCTACAGGCGGCATCGCACCGAAACTTACCTCTCCCGGATTTGACGGGATGCCCGACCGCATGGTGCTGATGCCGGGAGGGCGCATCGGGTTTGTCGAGGTGAAAGCACCGGGCGAGAAACCAAGACCGCTGCAGCTTTCAAGACACAGGCTCCTGCGGCGTCTGGGCTTCAAGGTGTATGTCTTGGACGATGCGGAGCAGATAGGAGGAATCATCGATGATATACGAGCCACATGATTATCAGAAATATGCCACGGGATATATCGAAAGCCATCCCATTGCTGCAGTCCTGTTGGACATGGGACTTGGCAAGACGAGCATCACGCTGACGGCTCTTAACGACCTTCTGTTTGACAGCTTTGAGGTGCATAAAGTACTTGTCGTGGCACCTTTAAGAGTCGCCAGGTTTACATGGTCTGCAGAGATCGAGAAATGGGAGCATCTGAGCGGACTTCAGTATTCCGTGGCAGTCGGAACAGAAAAAGAGCGGCTGGAAGCCCTGCAGAGACAGGCGGACATCTACATCATCAACCGTGAGAACGTGCAGTGGCTGATTGAGAAAAGCGGCATTCCCTTTGATTTCGACATGGTGGTGATCGATGAGCTTTCGTCATTTAAGAACCACCAGGCAAAGCGGTTCAGGAGCCTTATGAAGGTCAGACCGAGGGTAAAACGAATCGTGGGGCTTACGGGAACGCCGAGCAGCAACGGCCTGATGGATCTGTGGGCGGAGTTCAGATTGCTTGACATGGGACAGCGGCTTGGACGGTTCATCGGGCAGTACAGAACGGCATATTTCAAGCCGGACAAGGTCAACGGTCCCATCGTTTACAGCTACAAGCCTCTGCCGGATGCCGAAAAGCAGATATACGGCAAAATATCCGACATCACGATTTCCATGAAATCAACCGACCATCTGAAAATGCCGGAGCTGGTCAGTTCAAAGCATACGGTGTACCTGTCGGAGGATGAACGGAAACGGTATGAGGATATGAAAGCGGAACTGATCCTTCAGCTGCCGGAGGGTGAAGTGACAGCCGCCAATGCCGCTGCCCTTTCGGGGAAACTCTCCCAGATGGCGAACGGAGCGGTCTATTCCGATGATGAGTCGGTGGTGAAGATCCACGACCGCAAGCTGGACGCCCTGGAGGACATCATTGAGTCGGCGAACGGCAAACCGCTGCTTGTGGCGTACTGGTATAAGCACGACCTTGAGCGTATCACGGCGAGACTTGCGGAAATCAAGGGTCCCTTTGCCAAGCTGGACACGGACGCCAGTATCCGGAGGTGGAACGCTGGGGAGCTTCCCGTAGCACTCATACATCCGGCATCGGCTGGACACGGGCTGAACCTGCAGAGCGGCGGCAGCACCATTGTGTGGTTCGGGCTTACCTGGAGCCTTGAACTGTATCAGCAGACGAACGCAAGACTGTGGCGGCAGGGGCAGACAGCCGGGACCGTGGTGGTGCAGCACATCATCGCGGAGGACACGATTGACGGACGGATCATGAAAGCCTTGTCCGAAAAGGACAGCACACAATCTGCGTTGATCGAAGCCGTGAAAGCTGACCTTCAGCTATGACGGCATCTATGACAATCTATGGAGACAATCATGGCCAATCCGAGGGAAACAACAATTTCTTATTCGGAGGTAGACACCATGAATGTAGTTTGGAAGTATCTGGACAAAAGAGCCGGGGCTGTCGCGGCGCTTAAGGATTTCGGCAGCATGAAGTTCATCATCGAGAACACGGATGATGAGATCAAAGCGGCGTATGACAAGATGTCGAGCGTCAGTGGCGTCCGTTATGACGGGATGCCGCATGTGAGGAATCTCCACGCCGCCGAGGACAGGATCATCAATGCCATCGATGAGATCGATGTGCTGAAGGAGCGTTACAGGCAGGCGGTGGAATACATGGACTGGTTCGTTCCCGCATGGGAGCAGCTGTCGGAGGATGACCGCTATGTGCTGGACACCTTCTACAGTGAGGACAACGAGTACGGCAGCAGCGTGGTTGATGACATCGCGGAGTATTTCCATATCGAGCGGGCATCCGCTTACCGCAGGAAGAACCGTGCCATCGACAAGCTGACCGTCCTGCTGTTCGGCAAGCCTTAAACCCTTGTCCACTTTCTGAGACGATTTATCTATAATGGCGTGTTATACTGATATCGTAAAATAGTGGGCGGAGCCTCATGGGAGAAATCCTGTGGGGCTTTTCTTATGCCCGGAAAGCGAGGTGGAAGGATGCCAAGAAAACCAAAGCGTCCCTGCCGCTACCCCGGATGTCCGAACCTTACGGACGGTGTTTATTGCGAGGAACACGCAAAACAGATGGAACAGCACTACGAGAAGTTCCAGCGTGGCTACTCACCCGGCAAACGTTACGGACGTGCCTGGACACGCATCCGTCACCGGTACGCAAGCAAGCATCCTCTCTGTGAGATGTGCATGAAAGAAGGTCGGTATGTTGCGGTCGAGGAGGTCCACCACATCGTGCCGCTGTCGGAAGGCGGAACGCACGATGAGTCAAACCTTATGAGCCTGTGCCGTTCCTGTCACGAGAAAATACACAAAGAACGTGGTGATCGATAAGGACCCAGGGGCGGTCAAAATCTCTACGAGGGGCTTCTGCGGAAAACGGCGCGGGGTCACGTGTGCGAAAAAGGCGAAATCAAAAGGGTAATTAAAGGCGGCCGGTTCCGGCTGCTTCATTTTTGCGCG